TAACCGTATATGGTAACTGGAAGTGGGGAACAGGAGTCTCAGTAGGGAGTAGTTCTGGATATGTATTCTCTGGTCGTGGAACACAGACTATTACTTCGAACGGTAAAGCATTCAACGGCCCAATTACAATCAATAGTCCGGGTGGAACCGTTCAACTAGCAGATGCTTTAAGTACAGGTACTAATTCACTCACTGTTACCCTTGGTACTTTTAATGCTGTTAGTTACAACGTCACAACCAATTCATTTGTTTCCATCGGTACATTAACCAGAACTATATCAATGGGGTCGGGACTGTGGACGGTTGTTGGCACAGGCACGATATGGAATATTGTTTCCACGGGTCTTACGTTGAATAAGGATACTGCTAATATTATATCATCGCCAACGCTTGGCTCTACAATAACATTTACCGGTGGAGGTTTGATATACAACAAACTAACAATTGGTGGTGGTTCGGTGAGCACTGCCTTCTTTGCCCTTGCTGATAATAACACATTCTCAGAACTTGCTAGTACAAGAACAGTAGCGTACAATATTGCATTAACTACATCATCACAGAGAGTTGCAGCTTTTACCGCTGCTGGAAGACTCGGTGCACTAGTTACAATTAGCGGATCTGCCATCTCGTCGCCTGGAACATTAATTTATACCGGCGGTTCTAGTGTTGATGTTAGGTATATTAATCCAACCAATATTAGGGTGTATCCTCAATTCTCAGCATGGACGGCCACAAATAGTACTAATAACGGTTCGGGCGGTTTCCTATTTGCAACAGTTATTATTATCCAAGCAGTCAAAGGCCAGTTCTTTGCCTTCTTCTGATAAGGATAAATACCATAGTACTTTTGTAATCAAAAGAAGAATAAATGGCTAATGTAGTTTACATCTCTACAAATACTTCTTCACAGGCGATCGATGCATTTGATCTGCCGACTGAGAAAACTGTCAACTACAAAATCCACGTCGCAGCCGGCAATACTACATGGTATTCGACTCTCGATGTGACGCATGACGGTATTCAAACATCAGAACAACAATATGCACTTGCCAAGAGCGGAATCACTCCACTTGAGTTAATCGTATCCATCGCAAACAATGTTGGCATTGTCAACGTCACTCCTACGATTATACCAACTACATTTACTATCGAAAGAAATGCAACCAGTTGTAATCTATACTCGGAGAATACACTAAGTGGCAGAAATATCAAGACCGATGAAGGTCTTGGGATCCACTTCAACAGTGCCAACAATCTGACGATCAGACAGTCTAACAACAACGTATTCACATATGCGAATGCTTATGTCACAACCGGCATTATGGGTCCTGTCAAAACTAAAGACAGTCTGATAACATCATTGGTTTCAATTAACGGCAGCGCTCTTGCTATCGATGGTGACTATCAGGTGGTTATCTCATCTGGACAGAAAAACAACTGTCAGTCACAAGAAGTAGATGTAGAGATCGGAAAGAGATATATTCTCTCTGGCAGTACATACTACGTTGCCGATCCTACCGTGTTGTCCTATCTCCCAGAGAGAGATTCTGGACCGTCAAGGATTGAGGTTGGAACCGTCTTTGGTGAAAATGATTACGGCGATTATATAGTAACAACTGTCGAGAATTCATTTTCTATAGTGTTCTCGGCTGCCACTAATAAGGCTGTCGTGTCATTTGGATTTGGAGACATTAATAACCGTCACTATATCAAGAACCTTGAACTGAAAGAATACGTACCATTTCATACGTATAATCAGGACGAGGGTTCTATCTATCTTAAGTGGGATGCTGTGTTGGCAGGCACGACGGTATTCAGTCTTAACTCAAGCACTGCCAACAACCGTGTGTATGTCGACGCGTCGAACAACATCTATATAAACACCGTCAACTGCGGCGCTCAATATACTACAAACAAACTGGCCTTGAGTTATAACGCAGACGGTATCACCGCAAGTAGAAATGGCAATGCCGTAGTTACATCTACGAGTGTTTTCAATAAATACATTGCCAACGCCACATTTGTGACAACACCTAGTGAATTTGCATATATGTCAAGCGTCGTTTCAAATACTACAATGGTAACAATATCCAATGTCTAAAGACACGATTCATCTATTTAATAATTTGTCTGTAAAGGGCATTATAGCCAACGGAAATATCGGAACCGCTGGACAGGCACTAGTATCTAACGGTACCGCAGTTTATTGGGGAGCAGGCGCAGGAACCACTGGGTTTACCGGATCTACTGGTAACGTCGGATTTACCGGTTCTACTGGCAATGTTGGGTTTACTGGATCTATTGGTGTAGTTGGTTATACCGGTTCATTGGGCGCAGTAGGTTACCAAGGTTCACTGGGTGCAGTAGGTTATACCGGCTCTCTTGGTCTGGTAGGATATACTGGATCTACGGGTTTTAGAGGATCTGCTGGGTTTAATGGGTCTACTGGTTTTACCGGGTCGGCTGGTATAACTGGTTTTACCGGTTCTATTGGAAATGTTGGTTACAACGGTTCGACCGGGTTTACCGGTTCACTTGGCGGAGTTGGTTACCAAGGTTCACTGGGTTCAGTCGGCTATCAGGGTTCTGCCGGTGTCGGTTATGCCGGTTCGCAGGGTCTAATCGGTTTCACAGGTTCAAGCGGCTTCACTGGTTCGAAAGGTGCGGATGGCGGCCAGTTGACAGCTGGTTCATATGTTGTTCGTGCTGTTAAGAACGGATCTGCTCAAACAGTTTCAAACGGTTCAGACGCAACTGTTACATTGATCGATGATTTTGATCCTAATAACTGGTTTGCATCTAACAGATTCCAACCGACCGTTGCTGGATATTATAGTCTTGACGCTTCTGTTTGGTGGGATGCCGGCGCCGTAACAAACAACCAAACAAATATTCAGTTTAAAAAGAATGGCACTACCCAACTTGTAATCGATCAGACACAGATTGTAACCGGATCTGGGTATGGGCAGTCTCTTTCTACAATCGCATACCTTAATGGATCTACGGACTACGTAGAACTCACTGCATATACCGGCAATACCACTTCACAAAATATCAATGGTTCGGCCAGTGGTACATATTTTGTAGCTGCGCTTTATGCATATGGTCCTCCAGGATATACAGGTTCTGTCGGATCTCAAGGCGTAACTGGATTCACCGGTTCTTTCGGCACAGCTGGATTTACCGGATCTGTTGGTTCTCAAGGCATTATTGGCTTTACGGGATCTGTTGGTTCTCAGGGCACAACTGGATTTACAGGATCGGTTGGTTCTCAAGGCGTTATTGGATTTACCGGATCTGTTGGATTTGCCGGATCTGTAGGTTCACAGGGCATTATTGGCTTTGCAGGATCACGCGGTTTTTCTGGTTCTGCTGGTTATAATGGTTCGGTTGGCTTTACTGGATCAGTTGGTTCACAAGGTGTTACCGGATTTACAGGATCTGTTGGATTTGCCGGATCTGTCGGATATACGGGGTCTACAGGTAACCCATTTGGCGGTGGTACGTTTACTGGTCAAATCATAACAGCAACTCCATCTAGCTATACAGCGATAACATCGGTAACTGCTGATACTGCTAAAATCCGTGTACCAGAAGTTAATGTTGGTGGCGCGGCTGGTTTTGTACCTGCATTAGGTCAAACATCTGTATGGACGTCAGGATACAGGCAACATCTTGTAATCGGGAACTACAGAACAGCCTCCACATGGGATGGTGGTATGTTTGTTGGTTTGGGTGGTAATGACTCTAATCCAACCGAATATTTCTTAATGAACTATGGTGGTTCAATTAGTCATAGCGGTGGTTATATAACCACTACTGGTTCTTCACGCTCACCTATCTTCTACGATTCTAATAACACATCGTGCTATGTAGACCCTGAAAGTGGATCGGTTCTTGGTGGACAAGTTCTCTTTGCTGGAGGTACAAAGGTAGCTACTAACGGCGATGTGTATGCGCGTCGCGACAGTGCCACTACAGGTGTATACTACTTTGCTGATGGCGGTTCAAAATACCTTTACTGGGATGGCAGTCAATACTTTTTTGGAAATGCTGGTGTAGTAGTATCTCCTACAAGTTTCCGTGCCCCTATCTTCTATGATAGTGATAACACTGCTTATTATATAGACCTCGCAGGTTCGACAGCACTTTTAAGTGATGGTGTAGTTGTAGCCGGTACACAAGGGTTCCAAAGTCGCTTCTATTCTGTTAACGCTAGGAACAGGATTTGGAGTTTCAACAACGCTGATGGTTACGGGATAAGCTATTTCCAAGGCACTGCTGGCACAATCAGCGCGGATACTATCGGTTTCCACTTCGGCACAGCCACCGCCGCCGCATCAACCCTTCAGGTTATAGGAAACAATTACACATTGTCTTTGGGCTCGATGCGCGCGCCATTATTCTACGATAGTGACGATACTGGATGGTATTGTGATCCTAATAGTACATCTAAGTTTTCTACTCTTGGAATTCAAACGCCGCCGTCGGCTTCATCATATCTAAATATTGGTGGTAACAACAACTATGGTGGTACTGGATATAATGGATTTTTAACGATCTACAATAGTTATGGTTCTGCTACTAATCCGTATCAATACTGGAGATTGAACGGTTCAGGCGGTTGGGAAATCGTTAACTCCGCATATAATGCTGTTCTGTTTACATTCACACAGGGCGGGGATCTAACTGCAGCCGGCAACGTAACGGCTTATTCTGATCGTAGATTGAAAGATAACTTTGAACCTATTACAGATGCCGTTGCTAAGGTTCTTCAATTGAACGGTGTAACATTTACACGTATCGATAAGGAAGACAGAACTCAACGTTACGCCGGTCTTATTGCTCAGGATGTAAAACCAGTATTGCCAGAAGCAGTACAGAAAAATGATACTATGTCTTATGGAGAAATATTGTCGGTTGACTATAACGGTACGATTGCACTACTCGTAGAGGCAATTAAGGAGCAGGAAGCTCACATAAATAGACTAGAAGAAAGAATCAATAGAGGTTAATATGTCACTTACATACACATGGAAGATCAAGAGTCTCAAGAAGCAGGATGATCCTTCTACAGAACTCAACGATATTATTGTGCAAACCTATTGGGAATGCACAGGAACTGACAGTGCCAATAACTCCGGCACGTTCCACGGGGCAACGCCCTTTGAACCAGATCAGGTAGATCCTGAATCCTTTACTTCATACGAATCACTTACCGAGGCTCAGGTTCTTGGGTGGATCCAAACAGTAGTGAATGATAGTCCTGGTTACAAAGCACACATCGATCAACAGATTCAGAAGCAGATCGATGTTATCGTACGTCCAATGACCGAAGTACAATCTGATGCCCTTCCATGGGCTGAACCAACAACTTAATAATGGAGATTTATAATGGCAACTAATCCTGAACTCGATCCTAAACTAGCAGAGAATCAACAGACTCCTAAAGTCACTGTCACTGTTGATGTCAACGAATTTAACATCGTCATGGCAGCCCTTCAAGAACTTCCACATCGTATAGCTGATCCTCTTCTAAAGAAACTCTTCCAGCAGGCTCAGGGACAGTTACAACAAGGTTAATAGATGACTTTACAATCATCAGGTGCTATATCGCTGGCTAATGTCAATGTAGAGCTTGGACTGGGTTCTACAACCACTATCTCGTTGAATCAAACGAGTGTGCGTACATTAGCCGGCAAAGCATCTGGTACGATCTCTATGTCTGATCTCTATGGCAAGTCTGCTAGTGGCACATTCTCACCCAATGGTGGTACTACTGCCGGAACTGCGGTTAGCCTATATAACTATGGTGCAGGCGGTGGTGCCGTATCGGTCACTATTTCATGTACGGCCTCAGCAAACTGGACCATATCGGGTCGGGCAGGATCTACTACCGGTGCAAACTATCCGGTCGGAACGTATAATAGTCTAACATCGATAACGTTAAGTCTTACAAATTCAAGTACCAGTACCAGAAGCACTACATGGACGATCAACGCCACAACAGGAACGAATACCCGTTATTGGACTGTCACGATTGATAATGATGGACTTGCATAATACTATTCATTAGGACATAAGTCATTCTAACACAGTTGAGCGATATTGTACATAGAAAAGTTGATGTGGTCGTATTATAAATAGAATCAAAAGAGGTTACAATGGCTGCACCAACAACAAAAGCTGAATTCAAAGAATATTGCCTGCGTAAACTGGGCAAGCCTGTAATTGAAATCAACGTTGACGACGATCAGGTAGACGATCGCATCGATGAGGCTTTGCGTTATTACTACGACTATCACTTCGACGGTTCTGATAAGATCTACTATAAGCACCGTGTAACAGAAGAAGATGCCATCAACAAGTATATCACACTCCCTGAGAATATCCTGGGAGCTGTCAGCATATTCACACTCGGCGATCCATCTATCCGTGCCGACGATCTATTCAATATCCGCTATCAGATTGCACTGAACGATCTATATACCCTGACAAACGTATCCGTTGTTCCGTACTATATGGTCATGGAACACCTTGGTCTATTGACCGAACTGCTTGTCGGTAAACAACCTATTCGCTATGCTCGCCACAAGAATAGACTATATGTCGACACCGACTGGAACACGATCGGTGTTGGGTCGTATCTTCTTGTGGAGGCATACGAGGTGGTAGATCCAGCCATATACAATGATGCGTGGAATGACCGTTGGCTTCAGAACTATGCTACAACCCTGATCAAAGAACAGTGGGGTTCAAACCTTACTAAGTTTACTGGCATGTCTCTACCTGGTGGTGTGCAGTTCAACGGCGAGAAGATCTATAATGATGCTGTTGATGCAAGAACCAAGATGGAAACTGAGATGATCTCTGGATACTCACTTCCTGTCCTTGATATGATCGGATAAGATCTTGGGCACTAATTTCTATTTCAATAATTTCAATAACAGCCAGGAACAGATCCTAATTGAAGACTTGGTAATGGAGTCTATCAAGATCTATGGCCATGACATGTATTATTGTCCTAGAACACTGATTGCCAAGGATGATGTCTACGGCGAAGATGCACTATCAGAATACAACGTATCATATTCTGTCGACATGTATATCCGTAGCTATGATAGTTACGAAGGCGACGGTACATTCCTTTCCAAGTTCAATCTTGAAATCAGAGACCAGATGACACTCACCGTCTCTGTTCGTAACTTTATGAACGAGATCGGCAGTCTAGAGGGAATTACCCGTCCACGTGAAGGCGATCTGATCTATATCCCAATGGTTGATCGTATCCTTGTGGTCAAGTATGTCAACAAGACACCTATCTTTTATCAGATGGGTTCTATTCAGATGTATGATCTTGTCTGCGAAATCTTTGAGTATAGTTCAGAAAGACTCAGTACCGGTATTGCAGCGATCGATTCTATCGAGCAGAAAAAAAGCATTGCCATGGAGACATACGGTCTCGTTACAACGGACGGTTTCGTTATTACAGATCAAGATGGGTATCAGATCATCCAGTCGGGTTATGATTTCGAAACGCAGGTTGGCGACTCTTACGAGGATAATACCGAGGTGCAACTTGAAGGTGAAGAAATCCTTGATTGGTCACAGATCGATCCATTCTCAGAAGGTCGTGTATAATGTTTGGTCAAACCTTTCATCATAATACCATACGAAAATATGTAATCCTTTTCGGAACTATTTTTAATAACATATATGTAACCCGTCAGGATTCGGCCGGTGAAACAATTCAGACCTTTAAGGTTCCATTGTCGTATGGTCCCAAGGAAAAGTATCTGGCCCGCCTCGAAGGTAACCCAGATCTAGACAATAAGGTTGCGGTTACGGTTCCACGTATTGCATTTGAGATGACAACCATACAATATGATCCAGATCGCAAACTCAACAGTCTTAACCGCAAGGTCAAGAATAACAAGAGTCAGTATCAGCCTGTTCCATATAACATGACATTCCAGATGTCTATCCTTGTTAAGAATGCCGAGGATGGAACCAAGATCGTAGAGCAGATCCTTCCATACTTTACGCCAGAATGGACTGCATCGGTTCATCTTATTCCATCTATGGAAGACGATCCATGGGATATTCCAATCATTCTCAATGATATCTCGACTGAAGATACGTACGAAGGCAACTTCGAAACACGTCGTGCAATCATCTGGACCATAAACTTCACGATGAAGGGATATCTGTTCGGCCCGGTCAAGAACATCGGATCAGGTAACGGAACAGATGGTGGTATCATCAAGTACGTCGATGTTAATATTCGTCCGACTGCAAATGTAGTAACTGCCAACACAACAAATACTGCAGCAACTGAAACAGTTCATGTGTATCCTGGTTTAACAGCAAACGGCGAACCAACATCTAATCCAGCCAATACTATAGATTGGCAACTAATTAACGCAGATGATAACTATGGATTTATTCATGAGTTCGAAAGTAATGTGTAATGAAAAAGCTAAACAATATTTTAAACATTCAACCCGACGCTGACAGACAGCATCTTCCTATGGTACAAGGACGTCCAGAAGCCGAATCGATTCATAACGATTTTGACTATGCACGTGAGAATCTTATGGACGTCATTGAAAAGGGTCAGGAAGCTCTCTTTGATCTAATGGATGTGGCCAGACAGTCACAGCACCCTAGAGCATATGAAGTTCTTTCGACCATGATGAACACTCTAGTCGGTGCCAACAAGGACCTTCTCGATCTTCAGGGTAAGAAGAAGAAACTACTCGAGGCCGATCCTAGTGCCAATACTCAACAGGTAACCAACAACCTCTTCGTCGGATCAACTTCAGAACTGCAGAAGATGCTTGATCAAAGAAGAAACAATAGCGCCGACGATGTCGATAGCAGATAAACTCAGAAAGGCTTTTGATAAGGGATACAACGGTAACCCTCTTCTTAAGAAAGCCAGAAAAAAGATTGAATGGACTGCAGAGCAGGTCGAGGAGTGGCTTAAATGTGCTGAGGACCCGATCTACTTTGCTGAACGTTATATTAAGATCGTTCACGTTGACCGTGGACTAATTCCGATTGTACTTTATGACTACCAAAAAGAAATCATTGTTAAACTCTCTAACAACCGCCGTGTCACAGTGGTCACCAGTCGTCAGGCTGGTAAGACTACGACAGCTGCTGCGGTTATCCTCCATTATATTCTCTTCAATGAGCACAAGACAGTAGCACTTCTTGCCAATAAGGGTGATGCGGCTAGAGAAATCCTAGACCGTGTAAAGTTATCATACGAATCCCTTCCTGATTGGCTACAACAGGGCGTTGTCGAGTGGAATAAAGGATCTATTGAACTTGAAAACGGCTGTAAAGTTATTGCTGCAGCGACTAGTTCGTCTGCTATTCGTGGTAAGTCTATCTCGCTTCTATACATCGATGAAGCAGCGTTCGTTGAGAACTGGGACGAGTTCTTCGCCTCCGTCTTTCCGACCATTTCGTCTGGCGAAACCACTAAGATCCTATTCACCTCCACCCCGAACGGACTGAACCACTTCTACAAGACCTGTACCGGCGCTAAGGAAGGCACCAACGGTTATCAGTATGTCGAGGTTCCTTGGCAGATGGTTCCTGGCCGTAACGAGGCGTGGAAGAATGAGACACTCGGTGCCATGGATTGGGACTATGAGAAGTTCGCTCAGGAATTTGAGTGTGCATGGCTCGGTTCATCTGGTACATTGATCTCTGGTGCCGTCCTGAAGACGTTGACTGCACTCCGTCCATTGTCATCGACCGACGGCCTGACAACCTATGTGCTTCCTGAAAAGGATCATAAGTATGTCATGACATGTGACGTATCCCATGGTAAAGGACTAGATTACTCTGCATTCCAGGTGATAGATGTGACACAGATGCCGTACAACCAGGTATGTGTCTATAAGAGTAACGTCACTCCGCCTGCAGAGTATACACAGACCATACATCAGACATCGATACAGTATAATAATGCCACAATTCTTGTTGAGATCAACGACATCGGTCAGACCGTGGCCGATGCACTATACGTAGACTACGAGTCTGATAACCTAATCTTTACAGAGAAGGCAGGTCCGAAGGGTAAGAGAATCTCTGCCGGTTTTAATAAGAATGCAGAACGTGGATTGAAACAGACAGCAATCACTAAGACGGTTGGTTGTTCACTGCTCAAACTACTTATCGAACAATATCAGTTGGTCATCAACGATCATGATACTATCTACGAACTATCCAGATTCTCCAAGAAGAATTCATCGTATGAGGCAGAACCGGGTGCACATGACGACCTTGTCATGGCATTGGTCCTGTTTGCATGGATGTCGAACCAACAATACTTCAAGGATCTGACGGACATTAATACGCTTCTCAAGTTGAGAAACCGAACAGATGAAGATCTAGAGAACGAAATGTTCTCATTCTTCATGGACAACGGAAGAGAATTAGCAGATCAGGACACTGTCGAGGTTATCGATATGTCCCAGCAGTGGAATCCAGAGTTCAAGGGTCTCTTTGCGTAATCTGGGCAAATTATAAATAAAAGCAAAAGTACTGGTTATAACACCTTCGATTAAGGGAGATTACAATGGCGTTTCAAGTCAGCCCTGGAATTAACGTTTCCGAGATTGATCTTACAACAACCGTACCGGCTTTAGCTACCACAATTGGTGCTATTGGCGGTGTGTTTCGTTGGGGTCCTGTCGGAAAGTTCGTTCTGGTAGATTCAGAAAATACTCTGGCAGCCCGTTATGGCAAGCCAACATCAGACAACTATGAAACATTCTTTACTGCGGCTAACTTCCTTTCGTATGGTAATGCCCTGTATGTTTCACGTGCAGCTATTACAACCGGCAATACAGTATATTCGTCAGGTGTATTACTTCGTGGCGATCAATATATCGTTTTCACTGGTAATACTACTACAGGTATTACAGCTGGTCAAGTAGCATACAATCCAACTGCTATTACAAACGGAACGACTGTTTCTTCAGTAAGTACTGCATCGTTTGCAAATACATTCAACGCAAATACTGGTGTTGCTACAAACGGCATGATCACCATCGGCAACTCGCTGATTGATGGTGAAACTGTTGTTTACGCCAACTCTGCTGGTAATACTGCTATTGTTGGTTTGACAAATGGTTCAACATACTATGTACGCAATGCAACTTCTTCTACTTTGCAACTTGCGACTGCTTATGGTGGTACAGTAATCACTCTAACAAAGGGTCTGACAGAATCTGGTCATACTCTAACAAGAGCAGCCGGAACACGTGTAACACTATCTGCTAATGCACTGGTTGGTACTAGCACGGCTACTAGCTCACAAACGGTAAGTTTCTTTGATTCTGCGCTAGCGTTTAACGCTGTTGCAAACAGTTCTAGTGTTAATCTGGCTTCTAATATTGTTAAGAATGCAGACGATTTTGAAAACAAAGGTCCTTCAAATACTGCGTTTGTTAATACACAGTTTGTCGCCCGTTATCCTGGTGAACTAGGTAATACACTCCGTGTATCACAATGTTCTTCAGCTAATCAGTATAGCCGCTCAATCAACATGTTCAGCAATACTTCTGTCGGTGGCGCTGCTACCAACGAAGACCTGACCCTGCTTGCAGATGCTAGTATTTCAGTTACAGTTAATTCTTCAACAGCCAACGTTGTTCTAACACACGCTGGTTCTGGTTCACTTGATTACTCTGAAATTAAGCTTGTTGCTAATACAATCCTACAGTCTCTGTCTGTTGGTGACTATATTGAACTAGGCAACAGCACAGTCGGAACACAGATTCTTAAGATCAAGTCGCTTCCAACTGTAACATCAGACAACTCTGATACCAAGGCATTCTTCACAATCACATTTGAAGATACCTGGAATCGTGCATCGAACTTCAGTTCGAACACAATCAATCGTAAGTGGGAATTCTATAACACTATTTCTACTGCGCCTGGAACATCGCAATATCTGTCAGATCGTGGTCTGACTACTGTCGATCAGGTAAGTGTTGTAGTTGTAGATGAAGACGGTCTGTTCTCTGGTACACCAGGAACGGTTCTAGAAATTTACGAGAACCTTTCACGTGCTTCAGATGCTATCGGTGAAGATGGTACAACTGCCTTCTATAAGACAATTATCAATGATAATTCACGTTATGTGTGGGCAACCAACGATCGTGCCGAAGCAACATCAACAACCGCTGCATTGCTAGCAAACTCTACATCTTCACTTCCATACTCGAAGTCATTCATTGGTGGTCGTGATGGTATCACAGAAACAACTGCAACCGTTGCATCACTTGCTGCTGCCTATGATCTGTTCGCCGATGCTTCATCGGTTGATGTTTCTCTTCTGATGGCTGGTAAGGCAATGGGTGCATCTAATGGTGCTCAACTTGCTAACTATCTGATCGATAACATTGCAGATACCCGCAAGGACTGTGTGGTATTCGTATCGCCTGACCGTGCCGACGTTGTTGGTAATAGTGTTGAAGGATCGCAGGCTACAAACATCGTGACATTCCGTCAGAGTGTACGTAGCAGCTCATATGCCTTCATCGACTCAGGTTATAAGTATCAGTATGACAAGTACAATGATGTGTATCGTTACATCCCACTGAATGGTGATGTTGCTGGTCTAACTGCACGTTCAGACAATCTACGTGATCCTTGGTTCTCGCCTGCTGGTTACAACCGTGGTCAGATCAAGAACCTTGTTAAGCTGGCATACAGCCCAAGCAAGACAGATCGTGATCTTCTGTATAAGAACGACATCAACCCAGTAATCACACAGCCTGGTCAAGGAACAATCCTGTTCGGTGATAAGACTGCTCTGGGTCGTCCAAGTGCATTCGATCGTATCAACGTACGTCGTCTGTTCATCTCACTCGAGAAGACAATCGCTACTGCCGCAAATCAGATGCTATTTGAGTTCAATGACGAATTTACAAGAGCACAGTTCTTAAATCTGATTGAACCATACCTCCGTGATATTCAAGGCCGTCGTGGTATCACAGACTTCCGTGTTGTGTGTGATGAAACAAACAACACACCAGAAGTTATCGATACTAACCGCTTTGTTGGTGACATCTATATCAAGCCTGCTAAGAGCATCAACTTCATCCAGTTGAACTTCGTAGCTGTTCGCTCAGGTGTAGAGTTCAATGAAGTTGTCGGCCAGTTCTAATAAATAAAAGAAACTAGGAGGAAAAGCAAAATGGCTTTTAATATTAATGAGATGAGAAGCCAACTGGTCTACGGTGGCGCTCGTCAGAATCTGTTTCAGGTGCGTATCAACAATCCTGCAAACAATTCTGGAGATCTCAAGACACCATTTATGGTGCAAGCCGCACAGATTCCAGAATCACAACTCGGTGTGATCCCTGTGTACTACTTCGGCCGACAGATGAAGTTGGCCGGAGACCGTACATTCGGTGATTGGACAGTAACAGTAATCAACGATGAAGACTTCCTGATCAGAAATGCTATGGAAGAATGGTCAAACCGCATCAACCGTCTCGAGCGTAACGTTCGTGATATCAATCGTTACAAGTCTAACGCTACTGTAATTCAGTATGCCAAGGATGGAACAGCGATTCGCGAGTATAAGTTTGATGGTGTCTTCCCAAGTGTTATCTCACCAATTGAACTTGATTGGGCTAATACGGATCAGATCGAATCGTTCCAGGTTACATTTACTTATGACTATTGGTCAGTAAGTGGTGGTACTACGGATAATGCCGGTGGTGCTTAATAAATAAGGGGTAACCATTCCCCTTATTTTTTTGTTATTTAAATTGGAGTCCTCATGGCCGAATTATTTGGTTTTGAAATCAAGAGAAAAGTCGAACCATTAGATATCCCTTCGTTTACACCCAAGGCAGCAGACGATGGTGCAATGGTTGTGGCCGAAGGCGGTGTCTATGGTACGTTCGTTGATCTTGATGGTGCAGTTCGTACAGAAGCAGAACTAGTCAATAAGTATCGCGAAATTGCAATGCATCCTGAGGTCGAGATGGCCATCGATGATATTGTCAATGAAGCTATTGTTGCTGATCCTAAAAAAGAGATCGTAACAATTAATCTAGATGATCTAGAACAGCCTGACAAGATTAAGAAGATGATTACTGAGGAGTTCGACAATATCGTCGACCTTCTTGAGTTTAATCAGCATGCCTACGAGATCTTTAAGAAGTGGTATGTAGACGGTCGTCTATTGTACCATGCTATGATCGACGAAACAAAGCCTAAAGAAGGCATCAAAGAACTTCGCTATATTGATCCTCGTAAGATCCGCAAGGTTCGTACTGTCAAGAAGCGTAAAGTATCCAAGGACTCTAATGTAACCGTTCCACAGACCGGTGAAGAGTTCTACATCTATAACGAGAAGGGTTTCTCGAAGACTGCCGGCGTTCCTAATAACGTGGCACCTTTCCAGGATACCGGAGCACAGGGTCTTAAGATCGCAGTCGACTCCATTGTCAACGTATCATCTGGTCTGGTAAACGTCAACGGTGACCTTGTTATCGGTTACCTACAAAAAGCTATCAAACCACTCAACATGCTGAAGGCGATGGAAGACTCTCTAGTCATCTATCGTATCTCACGTGCACCTGAACGTCGTATCTTCTACATCGATGTCGGTAACCTACCAAAGCCTAAGGCTGAACAGTATCTTCGTGACGTTATGACACGATTCAAGAACAAGGTCGTATACGACTCGGCAACCGGTGAGATCCGTGATGACCGCAAGCATATGACAATGCTCGAGGATTTCTGGCTTCCACGCCGTGAAGGTGGTAAGGGAACAGAGATCACTACCCTCCCGGGTGGGCAGAACCTTGGCCAGATGGATGACGTCACATACTTCCAGAATAAACTCTATAAGTCGTTGAACGTTCCTATCGGCCGTATGGATCCATCTGCACAGTACAGCTTCGGCCGTGCTACAGAGATCACACGCGACGAGGTTAAGTTCGCCAAGTTTGTGACTCGTCTGAGAATGAGATTCTCTGACCTGTTCACACGTATCCTTGAGAAGCAACTGATCCTTAAGGGAATCATTACCTCTGAGGACTGGGCAGAGTTTAAGACCAACTTCAAGTATGAGTTTGCTGAAGACAACCACTTTGCTGAACTTCGTAATACCGAGATCCTTCGTGATCGTGTCTCGATGCTTCGTGACGTTGATGACTATGCTGGTAAGTACTACTCGCATGAGTGGATCCGCCGTAATGTTCTCTATCAGACCGAAGAGGACATGAAGGAGATCGATGAGCAGATTGTAGAAGAAAAAGACAATCCACAGTATAACCAACCAGAGATCGGACCAGATGGTCAACCAATCCCTGGAACCGGTATGCAACCCGAAGGTGATGCAGGAACTCCTCCAGCACAGCCACAAGATGTAAAACCACCTAAGGATTCGGACTTTGGTCCTGCAGTTCCTGACGTGGTGAAGAAACCGGCTTGATTATAAATAAAAAGAATATGGAGAAAAGTTATGCCAACAATTGACGATCTAATCGATACAGCACTAGACCAGAAGCCAACCCAGTTCGCATCTGTCTTTGACAACATCATGGGCCAAAAAGCTGCTGAAGCTATTGATACTATGCGTACAAGTGTTGCACAAGGTATCTATGCTTCTGAAGAAGAACTAGAACCAGAAGATCAGGACGATGAAGACGAAGACGGTCTCGATGATGACATCGATGATGACGAATTCGATGACGTTGATGATCTAGACTTGGATGACGATTTAGACTTTGATGACTCAGATTTAGAAGGACTGGACGACGATGGCGAAGACGCTTAAGAATTTTCTGGAAGGTTACTTGAAGGTTAAGTCTGCCGATGAACAAAAGTTTATCGACAAGCACGTAACTGCCAAGAATCCTGACCGTAACGGCAATGGCGATGAAGTCTTCAAGGGTAAGACAAAGGCCATCGATCGTCGTAAAGAACGCCATGGATATAATCCTGGTGAAGACGAGAAGGTATACGAGGAAACAGAACAACTGGATGAATATGGTCTTGTTATTCCTCGCCGTGATAATCTTGTTTCTCTTAAGAAACATTCATTTGGAGATGACAAATTGAAGGGCGGTCAGAAGAAGCTTGACAAGAACCATAATGGTAAACTTGACAAGCAAGACTTCAAGATGCTCCGTAAGGAAGAAGCTGAAGAACTCGAAGAGCTCTCGACACCTACACTTCAAGGTTATCGTAAGAAAGCTCGTGCTCAGGGTAATGCTATCGTCGACAAGATGAAGATGGGTGGCGGTGACTGGTCAAAGGATCAGAAGGATACCAAGACTCTTCGTAAGAGAGCAGCCGGTGCTCAAGCATCTGGCAAGCAACTTGTCAAGCGTGGTGAAAGCCTGAAGACCGAAGAAGTTGAAGAGCTTGATGAACTTTCAGATACAACTCTGGATAACTACAAAGAAAAAGCGTCGGGCGAGATCCGTGATGCAGAGGCCAATGATGATACCCAACACTATAACAAGAGAGTCAAGGGATACACCTCAGCATTAAAAGCCGGTCAGCGTAATAATAAAAAAACCACTAAAGAAGAAGTTGAACTTGACGAGAAGCTAACCGCTAAGACTCCTATGGGAACATACATCAAGGACTGTCTC